GTCCTTGGCAATGTTCCTCACGGTGTTGACGTGAAGTCCAGTGGCGTCCGCCACCTTGGAATGGACCCGATCCTTCAGTGCCTCACGCACACGGGCGATCTGATCTGCAATGGCGTCTCGGATGTTTGTTACTTTTGTCATGTTGAGGTTGTTCCTTTCGCGAACATAGCCTGTTGACATTCGCACAAGTGGCGTCTAGGGTCAATGGTGTTGGAAAAGGAGACAACAGAATGTCTGTGTTAGACCAAATTGCGAAACCTAAGCCACGGCCCCTTGCCGTGACCATCATCGGTGAGGCTGGGTTGGGGAAAACATCCCTAGCCGCTTGCTTCCCCAAGCCGATCTTCATCCGGGCCGAGGATGGCCTTAAGTCGATCACCAACAGCCCCATGCCCGACGCCTTCCCGGTCCTGACCTCGGTCGAAGACCTGTGGCCGCAGCTTTGGGCGCTGGCCAAGGAGGTACACCAGTACGAAACGCTGGTGGTGGACACGGTGTCAACGCTTGACACGCTGTTCACCGATTGGGTTGTGGAAACCGACCCGAACAAACCCAAGAGCATCAACCAAGCGTTGGGCGGGTGGGGCGCTGGCACCAATATGGTGGCATCCCAACACCGCCGCCTGCGTAAGGGCTGCGATTACCTCTTGGACCGTGGCATGAACGTTGTGTTCCTGTCCCACGCCGACACCACGACCGTGTCGCCGCCCGACGGCAACCAGTACACCAAGTACACGATGCGGATGCACGAAAAGTCGATGCAGCCCTATGTGGACAACGTTGATCTGGTGGGGTTCCTGCGCCTTGAAATGTTCACCAAGGGTGACGGCGATGTGAAAAAAGCTTTCTCCACCGGGGATCGCCAACTGGTGTGCCACGCCATGGCCGCCAATGTTTCGAAGAACCGTTTCGGGATAACCGAACCCATAGAGGTCAAGCCGGGGATCAACCCGCTGTCCGCGTATCTGCTTAAAGGAGAGAAAAAGTGAGCGATAACTGGTTAAACAACATCCTCGGCCTGTCCGATGGTACCACCGTCAAGGCCGCCGACGGGGAATACGAATCCCCCAAGGGAAGCGTTGGGTTCAGCCTGTTCCCCGATGGCACCTCGGTCAAGGCCGCGATTGACGAAGCAAAGTGGAGCAAGGACACGAACGGTCGTGAACGTCTGTCCTTGCGCTGGGCCGTCATCGCGCCGGAAGAGTACGCCAACCGCAAGGTGTTCCAGACCCTCTGGATCAAGGGCGTTGACCCGTACGAACTGGAAAAGAACGGGGAAGACAAGGCCATCGCGAAGCGTGACCGTCAGCGCATGATGTTTGGTGCCATTGACACCAACGCTGGGGGAAAGTTGACCGAACTTATTACCAATAGCGTTGAGATCAAGGACGAACACTTGATGACGCACCTGACCAACAAGCCGATGGTGATCCGCATCGACAAGATGGTGCCGAAGACTGGTGACCCCCGCAACTATGTGGCCAAGGTATCGCCAAAGAACGCCGCCGTCTCGACCCCTGAAGAGATCGCCAAGGGCAAGGCCGAGGATGTTGGTGCCAGCAAGAAGGCGTCCAACCGCATCCTTGACGACGAAATTCCCTTCTAAGAAAACTGGGAGGGGCCTCAGTCCCTCCTGCCACCCCAACCGCAAAGAGTGAGACACATGGAACAAAGATCACCAGAATGGTTTACAGCCCGCAAGGGGCGCGTCACCGGGTCAATGGTGGGGGCCATTCTTGGCCTAGACCCCAACACCTCCCGCGATGAGGCTATGCGCCGCATGGTCCGCGCATACCAAGGGCTGCCATCAGAGTTTGTTGGCAACATTGCTACATCGTGGGGCACCAATCACGAAGAAGAAGCCCGGGAAGATTTTGAATACGATCAGGGCTGCATCGTGGGGGAAGCCAGCTTTGTGGTGCATCCCAAGCTGGATTGGCTTGGTGCCAGCCCTGACGGGTACATCTCAAACTACGCCCTGCTTGAGATCAAGTGCCCCTACGGCCTGCGCGACAAGCCCCAGCCCGTGCCGTTCAAGACGATCAAAGAACAGCCGCATTACTACGCCCAGATGCAAATCCAGATGTACTGCACAGATCGGATTTCTTGTTATTTCTGGCAATGGACGCCGTATGACCACGACCTTACCATTGTGGACTATGACCCGATCTGGATCGAAGTGAACCTGCCAAAGCTGGAAGATTTCTACAACGAATTCTTGGCGATCTGCGATGGCGTGTCGGAAGAAAAGCTTGAGATCGACAGTATAGGCCACCGTTATATGATTGCAGAGTACGATCTACTTACCAAGCAGATCAAAGATGCTGAAGACCGCAAGAAAGAAATCTTGGACAGTCTGGTGTTTGAAGCCGCCGGGGAAGACGCTGTGATCTGCGGGCGCAAGCTTACGCTGGTGCATCGGGCTGGCAGTGTGTCCTACGCCAAGGCCATCAAAGAACTTGCCCCCGACGCCGATCTAGAAAAGTGGCGCGGCGAACCCTCAACCTACTGGACCCTGAAATAAAGGAGAACGATGATGAACATGAACCAAACCTTCAAGAAGACCCTGTATGAACAGCACTCCGAAGTTTTCGAAACGTTCAGGGATAAATGGCCGTATATCTATCTCGCCACAACCATCTGCTATGACATAAAGCAGCTTGACGCCATTGTTGGTTCCAAGCGCGGTGGCGCTTCTTACCATTGGCTGAAAGGCAAGCCCGCCAGTTTACGTTCGGAGCGTAACGCAAGGTTGTATTTTGAAAACCTCAACCACCCGCCCGTGCAGCCCAAGCTTAACCTGCAACTTGTCCCCAAGGGCGCACCCGCACCCGAACCCGAACCCGAACCCGAACCCGTGGCAGTTGTTGCAAAGCCCGAACCCCTGACTTTCATGGTCGATGTGCCAGCCGAATACATGGAAAAATGGCAGGCGCTTGTGGACATCATCCAGAAGAGAGGGTGCAAGGTTGCCGCATTCTGAAACGTCGCTGGAAGACCAACTGCAACGTCAGATCAACATCAACCTTCAATTGCGGCGGCAGCTAGAAACTGCCCGCCGCGACGCTGTCGAATACTGCGCCAAGTTCTGCGAAGGTCATTTGGCTCAATACAAGAGTGATGGCATTGTTCTTGTCCCGGTAAAATATTCGTGGATGGGGAGAGGTTTTGCCGAAGGCTTGCGGGGGATCATCGGGAGGTGACGCACTTAGGGGATTGACGGCACACAGATATGTGTTAAAACACACAAAACAGATGTGAGAGTAAGCCATGACCCTGCGCCCCTACCAGCAAGAAGCCCACGACGCGATCATCGCGTGGATCAAGAAGAACACGCTCCCGTGCTGCATTGAAGCGGCCACGGGGGCGGGTAAATCCCACATCATCGCGGCAGTGGCCGATACCATCAACGCCATGTCGGGCGGGAAGCACGTCCTGTGCCTTGCCCCCAGCGCGGAATTGGTAACCCAGAACGCCGAAAAGTTCCGCTTGACGGGCGAGAAGTGTTCTATCTTCTCGGCAACCGTTGGGGAAAAAAGCCTGCGCCACCCCGTGGTGTTTGGGACGCCCGGCACCGTCATCAATTCCATCAAGCGTTTTGGCAGCCAGTTTGCTGCGGTGGTTGTTGATGAATGCCATGGCATCACCCCCACGGTCAAAAGCATCATTGAGGAGATGAAGAAGGTCAGCCCCAACCTGCGCGTGATCGGCCTGTCTGCCACGCCCTACCGCATGGGCACCGGGTACATCTTCGGGTTCTGGCCGAACGGCAAGCCCGTGCTGGAAAGCAAAACCAAGAACCCCTATTTTGAGGCCTGCGTGTACCGCATCCAAGCCCACACGCTGATCGAACAGGGGTTCCTGACCAAGCCCACCATCGGGCACATCGCCGTGGACGGTTATCAGACGCTGGACATGGAGCTAAATTCCCGTGGCCAGTTTGACATGATTGCCATTGACCGCGCTTACCACGGGCAGGGCCGCAAGACCTCGGCTATCATGGCCGACGTGGTATCTCAGGCAAAGTTTCTCCGTGGCGTGATGGTCTTTGCCGCCACGGTTCGCCATGCCAAAGAGTGCTTGGAAAGCTTGCCCCCCGACATGTCCGCCTTAGTGACGGGGGAAACCCCCAAGAAGGAACGTGACGCAATCATCAAGTCCTTCAAGGCGGGCAAAATCAAATACATCGTCAATGTCTCGGTCCTGACAACCGGGTTTGATGCCGCGCATGTGGAACTGATCGCGATCCTGCGGGCCACCGAAAGCGTGGGTTTGTTGCAGCAAATTATTGGGCGCGGCCTTCGCATTGAAGAATTCAAGGAAACTTGCGTGATCCTAGATTACGCCGAGAACCTGCCCCGGCACTGCCCCGATGGTGACGTGTTCAACCCAAAGATTGAGGTCACCCAAGGGGACAAGGAAGAAAGTTCCATCATCTGTGTTTGCCCCCGGTGCAGCACGGAGAATGAATTCACGCCTCGGCCCAACAAGTCGGAATATCCCATCGACGAAAACGGATATTTCGTGGACGGCGACGGCAACCAGCTCGAACCCGAATGGGGCGGAATGCCCGCGCACTATGGCCGCCGCTGTGGGGCCAAGACCACCATTGCCGGGGATCGCATCCAATGCACCTACCGCTGGACGTTCAAGCCCTGCCCCCATTGCGAGGCCGAGAACGACATTTCTGCGCGGTACTGCACCTCCTGCAAGGAAGAGATCATCAACCCGAACGACAAGCTGCGGCTTGAATTTAAGGCGATGAAGAAAGACCCAACGCGCAAGCAGACCGATAACGTTGTCACATGGGACAAGCGCAGCCACATTGCCCGCAGCGGCAAGGAAACGTGGAAGATCGACGTGGTGACGGAATATCGGTCGTTTTCGTACTGGATTATGAAGAAACCGACCAACAGCTATGGCACCAGTGACTTGACAGCGATGGAGGCATTGGGCGATGAAAAGCCCAAGACCATTACTTATCAACTGAACCCCGAAACGACGTACTATCGCGTCTTCGGTTATAACAGGCCCGCTGATGCACCTCCCCAATGACATCCGTATTTTTGGCGACCTTGACTACCGTGGGGCCTGCCCAAAGGAAACTTTGGAGCAGGTCACTTTCTTTAACCGCCTCCGCCGCGAGTATCCCGACACGCTGGGCCTGATCGCGTTCCACGTCCGCAACGAAGGCAAGCGCGACCACCTGACAGCCGCCACGCACAAGGCCGAGGGCATGACCACAGGCGCACCCGACATCGTCATCCCCGGCGCTCCCACGTTCATCTGTGAGCTTAAGCGCCGCGACCACACCCAGTCAGAGCTTCGCACGGCACAGGTAGCCTATCTGAGGGCCGCACAGGCCGCTGGGTGCTATGTTTGCGTTGCCCTAGGGGTAGACGCAGCTTGGGAGGCCCTACATGCCTATATGGCACGGTAGGCGGCCCAGCGACCGCATACAGGCTGTGCTGATGGGCAAGGCGGAACTGGCTGACGAAGACCCCGCGATCCAGTCCGTGTGCAGCAAATACATTTTCGATGGCGCAAAAGCTATTCTTGGGCTAAAAACCAAGGGTGCGCGTCGTGCGGCGTTGGATCGGGCACCCGCCCTGATCCGGCCCCATCTGGAACGCGAAATTATGAGGTTATTCCGTAGATGAGATTACTGATTACGATGAACATGCCCTCACGCAAGGGCGAACTGGTCCACCAAGTGATTTGCGAATACCCGTGCGACACCCTGTTTGACTTTTTTGCCACGTTGTTGGAGACGGATTTCATCTTCGTGGAAGAGTTCTACCGCAAGTCGGACGGCACGGGCTTCTACAGCCACGGCATGGTAATCCTGAACACCATGCACATTGGCAAGGTTAAGTCTGGGGATTAGGAAATAGTCCCGTAGCGTGTGCCTGTGCTGATCCATGTGATGTTGGCGTTACCAGACAGGCAAGCGCCCGCTGCGCCGCCAGAACCTGCGCTACCTGTGTATTGGCCCACCGCGCTAGTTGCTGCACTTCCCGCAGTGCCTAAACTTCCACCGTTGCCGCCATCACCACCTTCAGTATTTGCGTTAAGAACGAACGTAGATGCATAACCACGCCCACCTATGCCGCCAGCACCACCCGTAAGCGCCCCAGCATTACTGCCGGATGCGGCCTGTGAGGCACCGTTGTCACCGTAGCTTGGCCCCCCCAAAATGCCGCCACTGCCCTGACCAGCACCACCACCGCCACCGCCGCCGCCCGAATAAGAAGTAACGCTGTTGTTATCGTTTGAGTCACTAGAATACGCAGCACCGCCGCCACCACCACCGCCACCGCCACCGCCTATAACGCCAGAAGCGTTATTGATAGAAACCGCAACAGAAACCAAAAGCGCGGGACCGCCCGCCGAACCAGAAGTGCCGCTTCCTTGTGTGCCGCCGTTGCTGTCCGTGTTTCCTCCATTGCCTGCATCGCCGCCCTTGCCGACAATATATCCATTATTGACAAGCTGAACCCCATTGGCCCAAGCGCCGTTGATGGTCAGAGCGTAAGTTCCCGTTGAAGACGAATATACAACAGAACTTGCATTAATCGTTGCGACAACAGGTCTAACTTGGTCCCAACCCGCAGCTAAAGCCAAGGTGCGGAGATTTGCGTTGGCAGTGCCGTTCGCAATTGTAAACGCAAATGCATTAGACTTGCCGTAAAGGTTGCTCAGGCTAATGGTGCCGCTGGCCACCCCTGCAAGGGTGCGGACTGCGGTGTCGTTCAGGCTGATCAACGCCGTAGCGGACAGCCCAAGCTCTGTGTTCACCGCAGATAGGGAAATGGGACCAGAGCTTGGTAGGGTCATGTGATGGTTCCGTAGGCCGTGACGTTGCCAGTGACGGTCAGGTTGCCGCTGCTATCAATGCGGAATTTGTTGACGCCGTTGTAGGCAAACGTCAGGTTCGTGCCGGACGGGATCACGGTCCAGTTTTGCGTCCCGCCCCCAACGGTGATCGTGCCGGAAGTTGTGGGGGTCAGCAACGTGGGGCTGATGAACGCTGTCTCGTAGAAGACGTTTGTGCCGTCCGAATATGCCGTGACGTTGTAGCCCGATGGGACCACAACCGATGTGCCAGCCGCCGCTGTGCGGAATGTCAGCGTAAAGGCCCCCGTTGTGCCGTTGGTCAGCATCCACTGGCCGCCAACACCCGATGGCACCTGATAGATCAGGTTGGCCGAGATGGTGCCAGTGAAGCGGATCGACAGGTTTTGGTAATCGCTTTCGGAAAGGGTTATGGTTCCCGTCAGGCCCGTGACGTTCTTGGACACCGTGCCGCCAAACGCCTTGTCGATGATGTCAAAGTTGGTGTTTAGGGGCGTGTCCCAGTTTAGAGCGCCATTGGCGGGTTCTGTCAGGCCCTTGTTGGTCGTGGTCATCAGATGCTCCTGTTCGCAACTTCAAGGGCGTGGGCAACGGCGTCATCGCTCTGGTTCAGCAGCGGTTCGGTTTCGGCGCTCCAGCCCTTCTTAGCACGTTCTGCGGCCCGCACCAACTGGTCTGCCGCATGTTCGTGCGAAGATACGCGGCCACCGCGTTTGTAGGGGGCGGGGCGCTCAATGTAGTTCCCGGTTTCGGTTATCGCAGCGGGTGCGGTTATGGGGGCAATAGGAACGTCACCATAGATGCCCTGCCTGCGCGATATGGTTTGACCTAATTGCGTACCAAGCTTGCTGTTCTTGGCAGCGTTATAGGCAGCACGGCCAAGCAAGGACAGCCCGGCTGTTCCGGCACCAATAAGCGCAGGCTTTAGACCAAATCCCATTCCGATAGATGAAATCCCGCCGCTTAGAAGGCCGCCACCGCCAGTGACAAGCCAGCCTATGACCTTTTGCATGGCGTCAGCAGTGGGTCTGATGCCGTTTTGGATCAGATAGTTTTTTGCAAGCTCGGAAACCTTTAGCATGGAACCCGGGTTCCCCGTCGCCGAAGAAATGGTTGCCACCATGCGCTTCGGGTCTACAAGGCCACTATCTCCAAAAGATTGCTCAATGATCTTCATCCGAGCAAATCTGTCATTGGCCGCCTTTAGCGCGTCGGCAGTATCTGCACCAGCAGACCTTGCAAACATGGCATCCAGTTCATCACGGGCCTTGTTTGCATCATCAACAAGTTGACGCGACACTGGACGTGCGCCCGATATGATGTCGTTCAGGTCTTGGCGGATTAAGTGCAGGTCTTTCCCAAACATGTTCCCATAGATTGGTGGCGGCAAACCGAAGTCGGTTCGGATTTGGCGTAGCCTAGAAATGTCGTTTAAAGTTGGTTGGATGTTTGCATTTTCGTAAATGCTTCCAATGCCCTTCCCGACCGCATCAAGTTCTTCGGAAAAGGTTTTCTTCATGTTGTCCGCTGTCAACACATCGCCATAACCGTATTTAGAAGCGGTGCTGCCGTCAATGCCGACATTGTCCAGCATATGGCGGGTGAACATTTCATCCTGCTTGCCGTGGATCGCAGCAAGGCGTGGGTTGGCAGCTTCCCTTGCGTATGCGGCTTCCCTTTGTGCGCCTGCGGGATGAAACGGGGCAGCGGTCGGTTTAATTCCAAGCTTCTCAAGTTCTGTCAGGTCATTGAGACGGTCAGAAGCCCCCGGCAACGGTTTTGCCCCGATCCGACCTACCCGGCTTACGCCAGCGGGGGCAAGCATTTCTGCGGCAATCCTTGCCCCTTGGCCCCATGCTTCCGGGTTTTCAAGATTTAGCTTTGTGGCCAATGCCGTTCCAGCGGGTTCCGCTACCATGCCCGCAACGGCAGGTACCCCTGCCCCATAGATCAAAGCCTCGGGAATTGTAGCAGCACCCGTCAGGGGCAAAGTGGCGGCTGCGGGAATAAGGGAGCCAACCCGGGCAACACCTTTTTCGACAAGGTTCTTGGGTTCATATTCGCTTTCGCCCATCGTCAACTTTGCCATTGCGTTCTTAGTTGGCGTGTAGAGATCGGGCATCTCTTCGCTGTTTTTTAGGAACGAAAGCCAAGACGGAAGATAGGTGTCAATTGCCTTGTCTATGTTTTTGGTCTTCAGCATTTCCGGCATGTAAGGGTCAATGAACCTGTCCGCTTTTCCGGCCAAGTTTATCGTTCCTGACGGGGCGTTCACAAGCGCAGGAACCCCTTCGCCAAGGACGCCGCGTGTTGCCGAACGCAGTACCCCAATTACGGGATCACCCCCCATATCAACGGGCCGCGGGTTGTTGGTCGAAGAAAAGATCGAATTGCTCGGCGGAAGGTTTTCTGTTCCGGGCACCGATCTGTATGTTCTTGGCGGCGTTGCTTCAGCAGCGGGTGGGTTGGCAGGCTGTGCGGTCCCGGGAATTGAGGTCCAAGTCATTTTCTATCCTCACTGTGTGCCAAGGTAAGTGCCGTCTGGGCCGTAGTATGCAGGGCCTTGTGGTCCGTTGTTGTTCCAAACGCCCTCTATTCTGTTGTTACCGTCTTGAAATTGCAATCTATCGCCATTTGTATGATCCCCCGGCGCAGGCGCGGTTGCCTCCTCATCAATACCCAGAAGCTTTTTGTACTTTTCAAGCTTGCCTTCCCACTCCACGGGTTGCTGTCTTCCCTTGAAGTCTGCTTCGTACATCGCAGACGGGTTAGCGCCAGAATTGTTGATGGCATCAAGGGTGTTGCCTTCACGCTCCAACAACGCTTCCCTTGCAGCCAGAATTTCAGCAATCGCCGCCTTCTGTAGCGTGATATTTGGCAAGGAGCCGTTCATATAGTCCCTTGCGTTGTCGCTAAGGTTGACGCCCTGACGTGTCAGTTCACCAGCAAGCTCTTTACCGATGGTATCCATCGCAGCCCATGCGTCAGTGGCATTGCTGTTAAACGGAAGGCCCAACTGAGACATGAGCGTCCCAACTTCCTTAAACACTTGCGTCCCGGGACCCATTGACATGCCAGAAGACCCAATTGTCCCATAGGCTTGGGCAATACGGTCAAAGCTTGACGTACTTTGCTGGTACATATCAGACCGTTCTGGAAGTTGCTCAATGATCTGTAGGCCCAGTACGTTCTTGGTTTCGCGGCTGATGCTTGCGTTTTGGTTTTCCGCAAAGGACGGGTCAAGCACAGACGTTCCGTCTGCGGCAACGATGTAGCCCTGTGCGTTTTGGATAGCTGCCAGTTTTTGGTCAATAGCGTTGATCTGGTCTTGCGCTCCGGGGAACTGCAAGCCTGCCGTGGACGTAAGAAGATCGCGGCGTTGCATTAGGTAGCCGTACGTCGATCCCGCAGGAACGCTATGCGTTGTGCCATCTATGTGCGTGATCGGGATTGGAACGTTGCTTCCGCTGCCGTAGATGTCAACGGGGGCAACACCCATATATGGCGGAACGCGCTGAACACCAACTTCACTACCGTTATTAAACGGGCTGTTCGCCCAACCTTGCGACTTGGCAAAGTCCTCAATGGTCCCCGGATACCCAAGCTCCTTAGCCCGCATGAAGGACGTTTGCAGGGCGTTGGTGTTCTCGATGTTTGCCTTGATAACTTCGGGCGTTTGCTTGAGAAGCTCTTTATAGGTTTCCATGCCGCCACCAAGGCCAGCAAGAATACCGCCCAACGGCGAGATCGTCTGGGCCTGCGCCCCCGTAGCAAGACCACCCAGCAAAGACATGATCGCATTGGAGTTCATGCTGCCGTCGCGGTTATGGAAGAACTTTCCAATGAAGTTGCGATCTTCGTAAGGCTTAACGCCCCCAGCAACGCCATCGTTCATGGTCATAATCTGCGTGTTCAGGTCTGCGTTGCCCAGACCGACCTTTGGTGCCGATGCCGCCCACGGTTTTTCCCCATAGTTGTCGTACAAGTGGTGTGCAATGCGCTCTTGAAGTTCTGCCGTCATCGGCTCATCGCCTGTCAGGCCCATGTCGTCCCTTGCCTGCCGCAGCGTAGCGCCAACGATCTGGTATTCCCCCATTGGAGTAGCAACACGACCAGTTTGTTCCTTGCTATAGTTGGCATAGGGTCCGCCAACACGGGCAAAATCAATTGCCTGATTAACGGTCATCCCGGTCAAGTTGATTCCAGCGAACTGCCCGCCTTCGCGGTTGGAAAAATTCAAAAGCGCATTGGGATCACCACCGCTTTCGCGCTGCGATACTTGTGGACGGAAGGTATCCCACCCCGTCGGGGTCGGTTCTGGGCGGCGGGTAACGGGGGCGACAACACCAGTGGCAGGGGTTGTAGCAGCGACAACGCCACCAGCCGGAGGTTCGGCTGGGGTTACTGGGGCAACAACGCCGCCAGCGGGGGGTGTGGCTGGGGCGACAACGTCAGTGGATTCAGGTGCTGCCTCGTATTTCCGCGTGATCGGGTTCCACACGGGAGGTGGCGCGGATACACCGCCGGGGGCATAGCCATGGCGGCCATCAATAACGCCACCACGGGCAGCCCCCATAAACTTGGTGATCAGGT